GTGTTCGCAGTTTTCTGTGTCGCTGCCGCCCCTGGATTTTGGAACGAACCACTTCGGGCAATTTTTTCCGGTAACATCAAAATGCCGAATTACACCACGATTCATTGGATTTAATCCGTATTTTTTACACAGTCTGGCGGTCAGCTCCACCAGGCTATTGTATGTAGCTGTATTAAATTCGCCCGTCCAGTCGGGGTGACAATTTTCAATGCTGACCGTGTAGTTGTTTGCCTGATTGGTGCACCAGGAAACCTCTTCGTCCGGGATGCAGCAGATCACTTCACCTTGCAGCCCGATAATGTAATTCGCAGATACCTCTACGTCCGTATTCTGAAAATAGTTTCGATTTTGCATAGCAGATGTGCCGGGATTTGCCACCCAATGAATGGCAATGGCAGTTGTTTTGGAACGTTTGGTATATGGTCGATTGTGCGTTAAATACGCATTGGTAATGGTCCTATTTATTGTTTTTCTGCTGGAGCAGTTCAATTGCACGGGTCAACACGTCCGGCAGTCGAATGCCCATCAGACCTGCGTTTTCCAATATGGAAAGCAATTCGTTACACATAAATGCAACGCAAACACCTGCGCGCACATAATGAACGTCCAGTACAGCATCTAGACGAGCTGCGACTAGAACCAACAATAAAACGATGCATTTTTTTGCAAGTCCTTTCCATCCAATTTTACTGGATAGCCCGCCGCCCTGCGTTTTGGGCGATTTGCCCGCCGCAGCCACAATCAAACCGGTTAGATAATCAACCCCCATAAAAATCAACAAGGACAGCATAGCGGCGTCCCATCCACCGAACATCCATGCCAGCCAGCCGCCAATGGCACCGACTAGCGCACAAATCCACTCTTTCATTTTTGCCTCCTTTAATTTACAAAATATGTTGCATCGAACATGTAGGTTTGATCCGTCTGTTCCGCTCCAGTTAGAAAATCGAATCTGAAATACGTCTGATCCCCTGTTGTTCCATTTGCCGTCATCTGAACCCCTCGGACATTTGTTTCTGGAATATGATACAAATACGCGGGTGCACAGGATGTTGGAACGGTCAATTTTCCCCCTGTCGTAAGCATGATAGAGGCTGCACCTTTTGGACGATTGACCACAGCGTGCATAGATGCAACCGCGCCCACTTTGCGGTATGTGACGGTAACTTTTGTTGTCACAGTATTGCCATTGACCGTTTCATCAAAATCCGCTGTTTTGGTTATCCAACCGGTATCCTCCACAGGCGCAACCCGTGTACCATTTACCCATATGATGCCGCCGGATTCCACTGCGGTATCGTGGATGGTACCGTTTACCGTATTGATAAGCCCCGTTGTGCTGGCACGCAAAACGCCAGGAACCGTACAATACCCCAGACACACCAAAGCTCCGCCGCTGCTGCGCACCACCGTATCCGTATCGTTCGCAGTAGTGAACACTGAACCGTCCAAATAGCACTGGCTGGCGGTTGTGACACGCAAGCATTCTGCGCCCCCGGTCGAAGTGAAATTCGCACGATAGCCGTAAACATGCGATCCAGTGGAAGCTGTTACAATCGGTGTTGTACCGTCTGCAACAACAGTTAATGCAGACAGCGTAAGGGTACAGCTGGTCAGATTGATTCTGCCGTTGAGTGTAGTATTTGCAGCGGATGCACCCACTAAGGCGATTTTCTTGTTTTCGGCAGTTATGGTACCAATGTCATAAGAGCCGGCAGCAAACTGTAGACGGATGTTATTGTAATCCACATATTTGGCGAATGCCGATGCTACGGTTGCTAGTGGTTTATCCACAGATAATCCATTATTAGCATCCGACCCGGTTGATGCATTTAAATATACCGTCACCCTATCGACAATAGGCGGCACATATGGCGATATTTGCACACCGTTTCTGTATATGACACTGCCAGATATTGCATTGGATTGTGTCGGAAACATAACCGTGGTATCGTCAACGATTTTTGATGCCATTTTCGCCTGTATAATGCCGTATGATGCAGTACCGCCATAATTGCATGCAAACGTACGCACAACAGAACCATTTTCAGCGGATAGTAAAATTTTAGAAGATTGACCTCGTGCGCTAAACGTGCAGCTATTCAGAAATGCAGTGCTGTTGCCGGACACCAGAATTGCCGGGATAGTATCGGAACCAGTGGATGTAATCCCTGCTTTGGATGCAACTAGACAGCCGCCATTTTCAATAGATATTGCTGTTTCGCTAGATATTACCGATGCAGCATCCGACAAAATCAACGTCCCATATTGCACGGTGATTTTACCGTATATAGTAGCGTCAATGCTTTCCGAATCAAGGTTATAAATTTTCACACATTGATTTCCTATATAAATATCTCCGCTATAAATTCCGCCAGACAAAGACAGCTCAAGATTCGGAACCGCAGAATATTTGGAGATAGCCGCTTGGATTGTCTTCATTGGATCTGCCCACGAAAGCCCGTCATTGGCATCCGACCCATTGACCGGATCCAGATAAACCGACCGTTTTGCCCCGGTGCCCGTGCCGGCTTCCAGCCCTGCAATAATTCCTTCTACGGTCTCCCGTGCTGCATTGGCTGCCTTTGCTGCCTCATTGGCAGCAGCGGTAGCTTCTGAAATGCTTGTGTTTCCCGCATAACCCGGACGATAGCAGCAGTAGCGGTAGCCCTGCCCATCGTGCCAGATGGAAATGCCGATGGTGTCCTGTTCGTTGGTTCCAGAATTTGTATCTGCCACATAGTCATCCCCGATTTTGGTGAATGCCTCCGTGCCGCTTAGTGCCTCCCCGATATCCGCCTGAAAACCGGAAAAATGATGCAGAACGATGCGGCAGGCAAAGCGTGGCTGATCGGTCGGCAGGTTGATGCGCAGTTTCGGACACCGTACGGTGCTGTTCCCGGTATCGGTGTCACAGGAAATACGGTACTCGGTGTTGCTGTTCGGGGACAGAACGTAAATCCCAGCCGTTCCATTGTATACACAGTCTGTGTACTCCAGGGACTGGGTTTCCAGTGCAAATCCACCGGACCCGATCTCCAGACCGTCCACCGCCTGTTTCAATTCGGTTTCATTGGCGGATAAGGCATCCAGTGCCTTGTGAATGGCGCTCTTGATGTCTCGTCCGTATCGTCCGCCCTTGATGGTGTCCAAAAAGGATTGGATTGATTTCATAGGGATCCTCCTTTATATAAATCGTTCATCCAGGGCACGCTGCCGCCCCAGATTGCGGTTGATGAATGGCGTCATTGCCTTGGCAGCCGTTTTGCCGTCAATGTTGGATGTGACAGAAACCTGGACATGATCCATTGCCGCTGCAACCGCAGCTGCCATGGCAGCATAGTCAAACACCACCGTCTGCGATGCATTGAGCCGGGCGGATTCCCGTGCATACTGCATGCTGACATCATGCGGAATGACCTGTGTGCCGCTCGGCAGGGCAACCAGTTCCCCTCGTCCGCCCTCGTTCATGCGGGCAAAACCGCCCTGCCAGTTATCGGTACCATGCTGCAAATAGCTAAGCGGTGAAATGGAGACACCAGGAATCTTGTTGATAACATCAATGGCAAAGTTAATGCCGCTGATGAACGTGTTGGCGAGATCTTTTACCCCGGAAACCAGGGAATCCAGTGCCTCGCCGATGCCGTCAAACACGCCGCCAACAAATCCGGTTAATCCGTCCCACAACCCTGTAATTTTATCAAACACCGTGGAAAAGGTGTTTTTCACCCTGTTCATAATGTTCCGAATGGTGTTGAAAATGGTATTGAACACGGAAGACACGGTACTGGACAGCCTGGAGATGATGCCGGATATGCTATTCATCACGGAGCTGACAGTGGTACTGATTTTAGATACAATGTTGGAAACCAGCGCCCAGATATCGGATAGGACGCCGGAAATGAAATCCCAGACATCCCCGATTACTGCAATAATTCCAGCAATAAACTCCACAATGGATGCAATTACATTTGCAATGAATACAACAATGGGTACTACAACCGCCATAATCCCATTGATGATTCCGGCTACAAACGAGATAATCGGCGAAATAACAGATATTACCGTGCTGATTACGCTTGTCACAATGGAAATAATATTGGTAATAACCGGCATCAGTGCGCCAATTACTGCCATTACGGTATCAATAACAGATACAATCACATTGATTGCGGCGGTAATTCCGGGCATCAATGTAGTTACCATGTTGGTAATGATCCCGATAATATTCGTGATAACTGGAACCAGCTGTTCGATCAGCTGCGCAATGATTGGCGCCAGGGATGCAAACAGCTGTCCAATCATTCCAACAATTTGTGTCACAATCGGCATAAGCTGCGTGATCAGGTTAATGATAACGGGCAGAATTTGCTGAATCAGTGGCAGAACAGCCGCCAGAATGGACGATAATGCCGGAACCAGTGCGTCTACAATTTGTGTGATGGCTGGCATTACCGCCGCCACCAAATCCGTTACAGCTGGCAACAGGGATGCCACCAGCAGGGAGATAATATTGGTGATAACCGGCATCAATTCTTTCACAACGTCTATAATCTGCGTAATAAGCGGCTCCACGGCATTGAGAATATCCGTAACAGCCGGCATAATGGATGCAAAAATATCCCCCATGGCGCCTGCAATTTCACTGACTACCGGCAACAGCGCTGTGACCAAATCCTGTACCACTGGCAGAATGTCTGAAATCACCTGCGCAACCGTTGTAACAATCGTTGTTACCACCGGAATGAGTGCAGACAAAATGGACGTAAATGCCGGAATCAGTTCCTTGCCGGCAGACAGGAAGGTTTCGCCTAGCTGCTGAATCACGGGCAACAGTGCGCTGATCACACTGCCAACTGCAGTTTGGATTTCTGCCCATGCCGTCTGCATCTGAGCGGCAGCAGTACTGTCTGTTTGATACAAATAGGCAAATCCAGCAGCCAGGGCAGCAACTGCCGCTACTACCAGCAAAATCGGTGCAGGAATTGCGGCAAACAATCCGGCTAATTTGCCGATTCCACCGCATAATCCTGATACGACATTTGCAATGCCGCCAATTGCAGAAATGCCCTTGCCGGCAATTATCATAGCAGGCCCAATGGCAGCAATAGCAGCGGCAATTGCGCCGAGCGGAACGGCTT